CCAGCGCGACGATGATCCGCATCCTGCCATGGGAGGCGGTATGGGTTCTGTGGATGATGAGGTGGGCGCAGAGCGCCGGATGCGCGATATGCGTGGTGGTCGCAGTCTATCCGGTACGCGATACAACAAGGGTGGCTCGGTGAAGGCTGGCGGCGCTACCGGGCAGGGGCGGCTGCAGAAACGCGCAGCGGCGCGCGCGGTGCCAGCCAAGACGGAGCTTTGATGTACGACCGCGAGGATCAGGTCTTCAAGGAGGCGCTGGAGCGTGTTCTCCAGCGGATTCTCTTTGGCGACAACGAGAGACCGGGGCTCCATCAGGGGCTACGGGCTTCGCAGTCGTGGGAGATCTTCCAGCGCACGGCTGGCCGGATCGAGGGATTAGAGTTGGCAATCAACGAAATACACAATCTGGCGCATCGCATGGACGGCGATGAGCCGGAACGGGACCATCTTGGGAGAGTGAACTGATGGCGCAGTTGATTGGGGCTGCCGCGCATGTGGCGACCATGGCGCAGGGGCCGCAGACGCCGTGGCGCGACGATCACGAAGCGGAGTTGTACGCGCAGGATCCACGCGAGTTTTTGCTGGACCGCTGCCAAATGTGGATGGATAACATCCACTGGTTCGGCAATTACGTGATAGCGGCGACTTATTACCTCCCGGCGTTCGAGATGCTGCCGGGTGGCAAGAAGTTCTTCCGATCCCAGACTTCTCAGGATGAAGCTCTCTGGCAGGGCAAAGTAGGGCTGGTCCTTGGCAAGGGGCCGCTGGCCTTCGTGGATGATGACCGCAACAAGTTCCACGGCCAGAACGTGAAGATTGGCGACTGGATCATGTGGGACATCCATGACGCCAGACAGACCACGGTCAACCGGGTGCATTGCCGGTGGATCCCGGACGTGAGGATCCTCGGAACGGTCGATGACCCCAAGCTGGTGTATTAGGAGAGGACAATGGCCGACGAAGGCGAAGACCTAGTCGTCAACCTTAACGCTGAGCCAGAGGTGGAGGCCAAGGTCGAGGCCAAGCCGCCGCCGGTACCCGGCCCGCCTGCTGCGGTTGAGCCCCAAGTGGGTCTGCAGGATCTGCAGCAACAGATCGCCAACGAGCGCCGCGCGCGCGCACAGATGGAGGATACGGCTCGCCGCATTGCGGCTGAGCGCGATCAGGCCGTGCGTTACGCGCAGGAAGCTGAGCAGCGCGGCGGCAATAACTACGAGGCCTACGTAGACAGCCAGATTCACGGCATGGTGGGGGAGATGGATAATCTTACCGCCCATGCCGAAGTGGCCATGAATGAAGGGGATTTCAAAACCGCTGCTGCAATCAACAAGCAACTAGGACGTATAGGCGGCGCGCTGGCCATTGCGGAGCGTGAAAAGCAGGCGCTGCAGCAGCAGCGGCAGCAGCCACAGCAACCACGGCAGCAACCACAGCAGCCACAACCGCAGCGACAGGTGCCGACAGATCCGGTGGAGCGGGCGATTGCCAATCGCACCCCGGCTACACAGGCGTTCTTGCGCAAGCATCCCGATCTGATCCGGGGCGATGGCACGCTCAAGAAGGCTGCCATTGATGCCCACGAGAGGGCGCGGGATGCGGGCTTTGAGGTCGATACCGAGGGGTACTTCCGGCATATCGAATCGTTGCTCGGGGGCAACGGTCAAACGCCAAGTGAGAATGGGTCGGCTTCTCGTATTCCCGGCTACTCAGCGCCGGTCACGCGCGGCCCCGCCCCCGGTGGCGACAACCTCGCACCGGGCACCTTCCGGCTGACACCGAAGATGCGGCGGCTGGCGGATGAGCAGGGTGTTACACCGACAGAGTGGGCGACCAACTACGTGAAGCTGCTGAAGGAAGGCCGGATAACGCCAATCACATAGGAGTTGCCGATGAACCGAGTTCCCTCACCAAATGAATCTCGCGAGACGCAACGCGAGGAGTCTATCCGTACCGAGGCGCGCGGCGACATTCGTCCCGTGGACGATGGGCGTCAGCGCATGCGGACTGGGGATGCCGTCATCAACCCCTATGACATCGATGACATCAGGCGGGTGTATTGCCCGACCAACGGGACCGGCACCCCGGAGCAGATTGCTCGCGAGACCGACTTCCAGTGGAATAACTGGGAGACCTACGGCAAGCAGGACTATTCCAAGCTGCGGGGCAATCACGATCAGGGCTGGCGCAATGTGCCGCACAGCATGTTTCCCGACCGATTCGCTCCTCCGGGGACCGAAGGGCCGGTCATCGTCAATGACATGATCCTGATGGAACGGCCCATGCGCTTGACAGTGCAGGCCCGACAAGAGGATTATGTCCGCGCGACTCGGGCCATGCAGGTGCATCGCCTGAAGATGTCCGAGGCCCCCGAAGGGCAGGCTCCGCGAACCACTCCTGTTATCAGGACTTCGCGTGAAGCCATCGAAATCCCCGAGTAGCTCGGGGTGGTGTTCGAAGCCCGGACGCCGATAGCGGTCTAACCACACGGACTGCGGCGAAGCTCGCCAAGGCCGGTAACCCTCAAGGGGGAGCCAGTCCATGGCGAATATTGATTCTGCATTTGGATTCCGTCCGATCAAGCGTCTCGATGGCGCAGCGTGGACCGGCAATCACACCACCCGCAAGATGCTGACCAACGCGCCTGCGCTCAATCGCGGCGACGTGGTGCAGGCACTTCCGTCTGGCTATGTGCAGGCCTCGCCCGCTGCGGTGACCGATCACTCTGGCCTCGGCATCTTTGTCGGCTGTCACTATCTGGCGGCCTCGCTGGGCTATCCGATCTGGTCGAACTACTGGCCCGGTGCCGGTGCTGTTGGTGAGGTTGATGCCTTCATCATTGATGACCCGCTCGTCGTGTTCGAGGTGCAGGCGGCTGCTGGGCCGATCCTCCTCGCCGATGTCGGGATGACCGCTAATCCCACCGTCGTTGCTTCCACCAATGGATTCTCCAAGTGGACGCTGGCTGCGCCAGCCGCGCTGGCGACTGCCATGTTTCGTGTCGTCGCGCTGGGCGATCCCGCTCCGATGGTTGGCAACGGTTATGACGCCACCACGGCTTTCAACATCGTTCAGGTGGCGTGGAACGATCACATCTATCGCCAGATGGTCGGCGTCTAACGCACGCAAGTTCGAAGGGAATGAACCATGGCTATTGATCTTGCATCGATCAAAAACGAGTTGTTCCCCGGCCTTGCTGCGGTCGAGGGACGTTACAAGAAGATCGAGACCAAGTGGTCGCGCTGCTTTGAGAAGCGGTCGTCCAAGATGGCGCTCGAACGCCGCACGCAGATGGCATACCTGCCGCTGGCGCGCGAGAAGGGCGAAGGCGCTTCCACCTACTTCGATGAGAGAGCGGGTGAGCGTTGGATGTACTCGGCTGAGATGAAAGAACTCAGTCTTGGCTACGTGGTCACCCGGAAGGCCGTTGAGGACAACCAGTACAAAGCCGAGTTCAACCCATCGAACCTCGGTCTACAGGATGTCTTCGCGACGACGAAGGAAATCTACGCGGCCAATATCTTCAATGTCGGCAACGTCTACGACTCCACTGTCGGTGGTGACGGTAAGGCGCTGTTTGATGTCGCGCATCCTATCGACACTGGGACGGTGGGCAATATGCCTGCGACTCAGGTCAATCTGAACGAGAGCACGTTGCTCACTGCGATGACCACCATCCGCAATACTTGGGTGGACGAGCGCAACATCAAGATCGTGGCGCGCGCCGAGCTTCTGATAGTCCCAGCGGCGTTGGAACCAGTCGCTGTAAGACTGCTTCGCACAGAACTTCGTCCCGGCACCAACGACAACGATGTGAACGCCATCAAGCATGTGGGTGGTGGTCTACGTGACTACATGGTGAACGAGTTCCTCACTTCCAACTTCGCGTGGTTCATCAAGACCGACAAGCGCGGGCTGATCTACTACGACCGCGTGCCGTTCGAGATGGACATGTATGTGGACTTCGACACCGACAACCTGAAGGTCAAAGGGCGCGAGCGTTATGCGTTCTCGTACTTCGACTGGCGCGCGGTGTATGGGACGTTCCCGACTTCGTAGCTCGTCCTGCCGGGGCTGATTGAGAGCGGCAGGTTAGGTTGAAGGGAGAAGCCCAATGCCGAGGCATATGCTTCCGCAGGTTGGAACGACGGTATGGTTCTTTGCTGACCCAACGCGGCGTCCGCAGGCGGCGATTGTCACCAAGCGCACGAGCTACAGTCAGTTCAATCTGGGCACGTTCAACGCTCAGACTGGAGCCTATCTCGGGATCATCAATGTCCCGTTTCTGGAGAACCCGGCTTTGCGGGCCGCTTCTGGTCAGTTCTGCACGCCAACCGGCATTCAGGACGACATCGACGGTTCGGGCGATGTGACATCGCTCTCGCAGAAAGCCTCATCGATAGCGGTGACGGCTGGCGGTACCGGCTACACGGTTGGTGACACGCTCACGCTTCCCGCCAACACTGGTCCCGTTGTTCTTCGGGTTACGACTGCTGCTGGTGGTATCATCTCTGCCGTGAACATCGTCAATCCCGGCAATGCGACGAAGCCCGGACCAGCGCCCGCGCAGTCATGTACTGGCGGTAGCGGCTCTGGTGCGACGTTCACCATCACATGGGCCGACAATTAATCGGGAGGGCGGATGGCCAAAGGTCCAATCGGCAACGCTCCCCGAGACTTGCGCGACGAGTTTGTGGGCGAGAACGTCCTGTACAAGGGCGGCGAGCCGCCGAAGAAAACGCGCGGCCCGAAGAAGGTCACCTCGAACACCTTCCACTCCAAGGTGACCGGCGAGACATCGAATAAGCGGCCTGACCGTGCGGGGCACTTCCGCAGCGGCGGATTCGTGCGCGGGCGGGATGGTGCGGATGCAGGAGACATGAAGGCTGGGTTCCCGAAGGGGCCGCCCAACAAGAAGCTGCTGCAAGATGCAGACGATATGGAGTCTGTGGTGAAGGGGGGCGTAAAAAAAAAGTTCGCTAGTGGCGGGATAGTTGACCCTATGGACCCCAACGATCCATCCAATGCTCCCGCTGGTTCCGGTGACTTCTTTCCGGGTCGGAAGATACGAATAAGGGGGCCTGTCGATCCGAGCCGTCGCGATCCAGAGGGATATCTGAGGCCGAATAACGATCCACTTGATCAGGGCAATCTCACCGATCCGATACGTAATCCGCAGCCGGGGTTCAAGAAGGGCGGCGGCATCAGGAAGATGCAGCTTGGTGGTCCTTTAACTCCGGGATATTCGGGTCGAAAGCAGTTCTATCCGTTCAACAAGGGGCCTGATGAGGCTGTGAAGTCTGGAGCGATGCGATCCGAGAGTACGGAGAATGCGCGGGCTCTGGATAGAGCGGGCAAGAGAA